CTGTTTCTTTTCTTTCTGGATTCTACGAACAAACGCATGATGAATGATTTGTGTAAAATAAGAAAATGGATTGTGAGATTTTTCTGGATCAAAATTGTGTGCATACAATAAACAGTTTTCTATTCCATCACTCACTAAGTCATCACGAAATGTATAGTTAATGAAGTTAGGTCGCCATGCAAGGTTCTCTGAAATCTTGAGAAAACACTCTGCCATATATTCTGTACTAGGTGGGTCAGGATCTTCTACTTGTCTTGCATCCAATACCCATTGTTTCCACTTCTTCATTTCCTTGAAAAACTTTTCATTATCTACATAATGTTTTGGATTGGCCATTATTTCACTCCAGTTGAACCAAGACCACCGCCTCGGTCATCATCTTTATTCAACTCATATACTTCTTCAAGTTGTGCTTGAGTCATGGGACTAATAACTAACTGTGCAATACGATCACCCTTCTTTACTTCATATGCAAAATGACCATGATTAATAAGTATAACTTTCAATTCATCACGATAACCAGAATCAATTGTGCCAGGTGAATTTAAAACTTGTAGGCCATTCTTTGCAGCTAATCCAGACCTCGTACGCATTTGACCTTCATAACCAAAGGGTATGATGATATACAAACCAGTTGCAATAACAGACCAACCATAAGCACGAATTGTTGTATCTTCATTTGATCTAATATCCATTCCTGCATCACCCTTGTTCTGATACTCTGGTAATGGATTATCAGTTTCTCTATAAAATTTAACCTGTATTCTACCAAATTTATCCATTGTTAGGCCAGTCCTTTGCATTAATTCCTATTGGTGTAGATTCTGTAGCACCCCAAGAATATTCAGTTTCAATTGTCGCTGGTCTGTTTATCTTGTAAGTTCGTATTCTCTTACATTGTTCACATTCATAATATCCATACCATTGATGATGACTAATACCTTCAGCTATCTGCTTGCAAGTATTCATCTGACAATTCGGACATTTTCTTTTCATCTTCATAATCGTGTACCACCTCTTTTAATGCGTTTCTGATTTGAAACTTTTTCCAAATTCTTTTCTTTCGTTTCTTGGACTTGTCTGTTGGTGCTTTCCTGTAAGTCTTGCCCATTAACTCTCTATCTCCTATTTATATGGTTACTTGTTTAAAGTTATAGTCAAACTTTTCATCAGTATAGATTTTTACTCTTTCTTTCCAATGCTTCAATCCATAATTATCTCGTTTCTTCCAATGTAAGTCATCAACTATATCATATAAAACTGCTTGGTTGTTCTTATCATCCAATCTCAAAACTCTACCAATAGATTGCAAATTTCTAATCTTGGCCTTGTACGGGTGTGCAAAAATTAATGATTGTAGATTCTTTATATTTACACCGGTCGATAACACACCAGATGATGCAATTATAATAGCATCTTCTTCACCTTCTGTTGCTTGTCTAATTTCTTCTCTTTGTTCAACTTCAGTTTCACCAGCTATAAAATATACTCGTCTAGTAGATACTTTATTTAATAACATCTTGAATAAAACCTTACCATGCTTCTCTACATAATTAAATAGTATGAGTGTATTGCCTTTCTGGTCTAATGCAAGATTACAAATAAAGTTATTACGTCTATTATGTGCTACAATAAAATCTATTTCTTCTTTATATGTGGCTTTCTTAACAGACTCTCTTTCAACTTCTGGATACTGCATCAGCAAACATTGTATCTTTAATTCAGATATATGTTTATCTTTCATCAACTGTTTGGATGTTACAGCCTTAAACACTTTACCAAACAACCCTTCCAGTACAAACTGATGTGTCTTGGATTCAGTCAATGTTCCAGTAGTACCAAATCTGTATCGACAACTAATCATCTTTTCCAGTATGCCTTTTAATGATGTTGCACTACATAAATGAGCCTCATCACCAACTACCAGACCAAACTGTTTAAAGAATGGAATACCCAGACGAAATAACGATTGCCAAGTAGAAATCACAATTTGTTTATCTGTTTTCTTATCTCTACCAGAATAGATCATGTGACATTGACTAGGTGCATCCCACTTATCATGTGACGAATAATCTTTAAAATCATTATACATCTGTGTCACCAGATTCGTAGTCGGTACCAGTATCAACATCTTGTCATGTTTCTCACCCTGTCCCTCATCCAGAAAATGTTGATGCCATCTTATTAATGCATAGATAACCAGACTCTTTCCAGATGATGTTGGTGAGAGTAAAAGAGCTCTCTCTTTCTTCACACAATGTTTAAAAGATTCCAACTGGTAATCTCTCGGTGTAATTGGTTTATTTTTACAATGTAGATTTAATGATTTAAAGAAGTCGCTGATATTCTCATCAGACAACCCTGAGGTAGGTTTGATACTAACTAAATCACTTTTAACTATATATAATCGTTTCAATGCAAACTGCATCAAATGATCGTACAGTCCAGTATAAAGTTGTTGTGTTTTGATATTGAATAATCGTATCTTGCCATCCCATATCTTGTTACGATATTGAGGCATGAATTGAAAGCCAGGAACTTGAAAAGAGAAATACTCATTCAGCTCTTGTGCAATATGTCTTTCACACGATATTTGAAGAAATGATTCGTTTAGTTTTCCAACAGCAATCATAATTAAAAAGCACCACCCATAAATTTTTGATGGTCAAGTGCGTTCTTTATATTAAAAGATTTATTCTGCATAACTTTGCCAGCATCAACAACCAGTTTTAGTTTCTCACTTTGAGTTGAAATTTTATCTTGTAATTCATTTAATTGTTTATCTGATTCCAGAAAAATATTAACATCTGATTTTAATACTTTATGATCGAATGGTTCTTTCTCATATACCTCATCATCAGCTTTGCCCATGTAATACATCCATCTTTTATATTTCATTACATTATATTCTCTCTCAAGATGACGTAGCATCAGAGCCTCATCATGAGCTATCTGTTGGTATTTAACTGCTTGTTCTGGAATTTTAAGAGATTCAGTATCGAGCTGAGTATAGTCAATCTTTTTATCTTCTTCTATTAATTTTAATATATCTTCAATTTTCATGTATCTATCATAACATATCTAATCTGGAAATACAAGGAAAAAGATAACTCATATAAGCTTGCTAATATTGAACATTCCCTTGAAGTTAAATGTAGCATCTACAATAATAGGTTCAAGAGCTGATACGGATGTATCGAATTGCACGGAACTTAGAGATGTTGGAAAAACATCATTGAAAGTAACTTTATAATTTGGATTTGACTTATTTGTTTGAAGCATAATATCCATATCTGAAAACATACTTGCATATTCAGATGCTTCTGAAGCTGGTTTTAATGTTTTGAATTGTTCATAATCTCTCGGAAAACCGAGAGCAGTTAACCAACTATATATTTCCAGATAATTTTGCATATCTTCATCTAATATAAAACTGATATTCATGGCCTCAAAAGATAGAGTATCACCCTCAACTGGTAAATTCATAAATGGCATAGGTTGAAAAGCTTCTCCAAGAATTACAGCAGGAATATTTACTCTTTGACAAAAATATTCAACATTAGGTAATCTTGAAAAATTAACTTCAAAACTAACTATATTAAGTTGATTAATATTAGATGGTTGTGTAGTGGTAAGTTTACTCATTATTTATTCTCTGTAAGTATCTCTGCATCTTTTGGTATTTCGGTAAGCATTTCTATTTGTTCCATTTCTTCTTCTTTTATATCTTCGATCTTAACATCTTCACGCATTGCCAATTGACGTTTATACCATAACTGAGCTTCTTTAAGTTTTTCTTTTTCTTCCATTTTGTTTCTCCATTAAAGCTTAATACAATAAAGTATTATTTTATAGAAGTATTTATAATACTTAAACCAAAACCTACATACATACTATAACATAAAGAAAATCCCAATACAAGGAAAAAGTTAATAAAAATCAACTAATTCATTGAGCAGGGCATCCATACATTTTCATGTTTATGATAGTGAATATTGCCATCACATCCAAACCATTCAGAAGCCTTTAATGCTTC